GGCGCGGTGGCTTGGTCAAATAGTTGTCGGTCGGTGATGGTGTTGCCACCGCCACCGTCAGCAGGTTGCGTGCTCATGGTTGCTCCTGGGCCGTATCGTGGCCTGTACGGAAACGCCCAACTATCGCGTGGACGGTGCGAGTGCGGGCCCTTGGTGCGCGGCCCGTGCGCCCGGCCGTGTCGTGGCCGGTTACGAAATTAATTCGAGTAGCAGCGCGATCTCGTCCTCGTCCTCGTCAGGATCGGCGCGCTTGGGTATCTTCGCCGGCTGCACCGACGGCATGTGTGCCATCAGGCTGGGTTGTGGCGGCAAGGACGGCCCCGGCGGCACCTCGGGAACGGGTGTGCTCCCGATGACCGGGATCGGTTCTTCCTCTTCCTCGCGCTTGCGCCGCTTGCGGATCATCCGCCCGCGGCTGACGCTACCGACGCCGCCCGCCGATGGCGGCTCGACCGGCCCGATCGGCGACGGCAGCGCGGCATCGAAGCCGGTGAGCGTGTAGCTGCCCGATCCGCAGAACAGCACAATGCCGCTGATGACGGTCAGGGCGGCGTCAAAGCCGGTGAGCGTGTAGGCGCCGGCTCCTGCCGGCAGTCTGAACGGAGCGAGAAAGCCGGCGGGCGATCCGGTTAGTGCGTAACTGCCAGCGGCAGCGGCGAGCGTGAGCCGGTAGGCCGCTGCGGTGCCGGTCAGGCTGTAGGAGCCGGCCGCCGCGGTGTGTCGCAGCGCCAGCGCGGCACTCGAGCCGGTGAGCGCGTAACTGCCAGCCGCTGCCGTGAGCGTCGTGCCGCCGCCGGCCGCGGTTGTGAACGTAACGTCTGACCCGGTGAGCCAGTAACCCAGCCCCAGCCCGACCGCCGTTCCGGTCAGGGCATAGCTGCCGGCGCCAGCCGTGAGCGTCGCCGAGTAAGACAGCGCCGCCGCCGTGCCGGTGAGTGTGTAGCTGCCGGCGTCGGCTGCTAGCGTCGTGGTGCCGGATGAGGCCGTAACAAACGAAACGTCCGAGCCGGTCAGCCAGTAACCAACCCCTAGCCCTGTCGGCGAGCCGGTAAGCGTGTAGCTGCCGGCCGCCGCCGGTAGCGTTACCGGGCCGCTATCGCCGACAGGCGCGGCGTAGATTTCAACCCGTGTAAAGCCGACAAGCTGGTCGGGACTTTCGGTGTATCCGGTGTCGTCGGTCGTGGCAGCAAAGTCGCCGCTTTTGAACCCGAACGTAAACCCAGTGGCAGGATCCAGAGCGCGCAAACTGTTGGAAGTGCCGCCGCTCCCGGAAATATGCGAACTGATAACGAGCGGCCTGGTCTTGTCGAACGCATAGGTAACCGGATCGCTGGTGAGTGAAACGCCGCCCGCCGCGATAGTTCCGCCCGGCACCCCGGAGAACAGCACTTGAACTTGGGTGCCGTCGAAGTCGGAGGCATCCCCGGAAGCGGCAGCATGCCCGATATAAACCTTGTCCCAGGTAACGCCGTCCGTAGTCGAGCTTTGAATAGTGACCCGTAGCTGGCTGCCGGTCGCGGGGGCCGCGCCCTCATAGGTCGAAGTACCAACAACCTGCCGGTGCGTGTAATTCGTCCAGCCGCCCGAATTGGTATTCAACGTTCTGGAATAGAGTACGGCCCAACTAGCTTCCGTTACCTCAATACGCGGTTGCCAGAATTTAAGCCCAACGGGCCCGGGGGGCAGTGCCATTGTGCTGCCCCCGCGTCATCAGTTCAGCGACCGCCAGATGTGCCATTGCGGGATCAATGACGGCGCAACAGAGAACGTCACCCCGATCCACAGCCCTGACGCCACCGAGGTGTCGACCGAGATCGCCGCGCCGACCGTGCCATGATGCACCGATGTCTGGCTCGATGCCGTGGCGACTGCGCCGGCAGCTTCGAGTTTGCCGGTGCAAGTGACGGTGCTGTTAACACCGGGCAAGCCGATCGAGCGGATAATCAGCAGGCAGCGATAAATGAATGGCGCCGTGGTGATGCTGGGCACCACGGTCTGCGCGCCCGAGGCGCCGAGCGAGGTGCCGCCGATTACCAGCCCGTAGCGTGGCGTGATGGTCAGCGTGCCTGATGCGCCCGTCGTGCAAGTGCCTCCCACCGTCAACTCGTACATCTTGCCGGCGCGCGGCTCGTTGGCCGGAATGCCGGTGAGCGCGGTCGGGATCAGCACGGTTTCGGTCGTGGCCGTGATGGTGGTGTAAGCCGAATTGACCGGCTCGGTGAGAGTGTCGGCAAAATACTGCCTGCTCATATCAAAAACCCCATTCGCTCTGGAAGTAGGTATCCAGGCTGCTTCGATCACCTGACGACAGCGCGGCGGTGGTGATGACGATCTCGGAAACCTTGCCCGTACCCTCGACGGTGTCCTGCCCGGCGCCAGGACCGTTGGTGTTGAGCAGGATCAAGCCCCCATCGGCAAACGCGGTCGTGGTGGCCATTGGGGTTCCGGCGACATTGTTGGCATAGGCGGTGCCGTTGGTGCCGTCGTAGATGAGGCCAAGACGAACGGGGGCGTTGGTCGTCAGACCGTCAACCCGGACAATGGCAAAGGTCGGAGCGCGTAGGCTGTAAACCCCGGTGCCATCATTGCGGGCCATGAGCGCCCCGCCGCCCGCTTCATAGTCGGCATTGTTACCGGAAACGCCATAACCCAGAAAGCGCGTATTGTTCGCGCTGCTGAGATCAATGGCGCCGACAAAGAATGCAGAGCAAGCCGCACCCGTCCCCATGGCGACGCCAAGGCTGGTTGACAGGCTTGTCCCGCTGGCCAGCAGCAGTGTGCGCTTGCTGTTGAGCCCGGTCGTATTCAGTGTGAGGCGACGACCACTACTCGTTGCTTTCAGGTGATAACCGTTGCCGCTCTTGTCGTTCCATTGCTGGACCGGCCCGGCATTGACTGCGGGCGTCGTTCCGGCATCGCTGAAAAGCGTGGTGGTATCGGCTTTGTACCAAGCCAGCAGATTGGGCAAGCTGGCGGGAGTAAACCCACTTGTTGCCGTGTTGACGCTTCCAGCCGGGCCGCAGGGGTAAACCAGCGACATATCAAGCCAACGTAAACAGCGTGGCGCCGACAGCAGCCTTTTTAGCTGCTCGATATTTCTTCATGTACGCCCTCCGCCAACATTGTTCGCACAACAGATCGGCACGTCGCGGTCGATCGGGGTGACAGATGGCCATATATCTTTGTCCCTTCGGAGCACGCGGCACCCGATTGGACATCTTCCAGCGATTAAGAATGCCGAGAATTTTTTCCTGCCGGCGTTCACCCATCAGCGGATAGATCGTCATCATCCATCCGATGGCACGGAGGCCGTAAACACGACAGGTATAAACTCGCTTATAGGTTATCTTTCGCCCAGGATAATAACCAACGCCCTGTTGTTTCACGCCCAGTATTCGCGCCGCTCGTAAGAGAACATCCTGATCGGTGGTCGAAACTTGTATGCACTGCGTACCCCTGCCATCCCCAAAAGAGCCTTCGCCCTCTAGGAAGCCTGCAAGCCACACGATTTCAAGGATATCTCGCACTATGCGAGTGTAAAAAGGGTCGCCCCGAAGTCAACAGTTAACGTATTGCCCGCCGTGACCGTGGTGGTCGAGCCGATATCCCAATAGGCGATCAGCGCATCGGCCGGGCTCGTCGCCGTGTCGTTGTAGAGCGCCGCATAGCGGAACGAAATGCCGGCGCCGCTCGCGGTCCACGCCGCCGGATCGGTCGCGGTGACCGTGACCGTGCCGGTGGTTTCGGTAATGCCGATCGTCGTGGTGGCGCCGCCCGCGGTGTAGCCGTTGGCGGTCGACAGTTCGGTGATCGCCGAGAGCGTGGTATGCGTCGCATCCGGCGCGGCATTGCTCAACGCCACCTTGAACACATGCGAACTGAAGTTGTGCACGCCCTTGCACAACTGCTCGACGAAGTCCTGGTACTTGCTATAGGTCGCCATTTAATCCTCCGTTACCGACATCGCCCCGATCACCTTGCCGGTGCGCGGATCGCGGTGAATAACCGCCTTGCGCGGTTTGCTCATCGCCTGCATTAGCCCCTGGTGCGACTGCCCGATGACGCCGACCAGTTGCGCCAGCGCCTCGTCTAGTTTCCGATCCTGTTGCTTGCGTTCCTTGTCGCGATCGAGCACCAGCCCGTTGCGATAGTGCAGCGCGCGCACGTCAACATCGTCCTGCGGCTGCTCGAGCGGCAATTGCATCTGCTTCTGCTCGGCCTGTACCTGTTGCATCTGGGCGTCCTGCGCAGCCTTGTCCTGTGCCAGTTGCGCCTGCGTCGTGGCCTTGAATTGCTCGATCTGCATCTGGTTTTGCGCCTTCTCGCGCTCGATCTGCATTTCGAGCGCCGCCTTCTCGCGCTCGGTCTGCTGGTCGAGTTGCGCAACCTGCTGCTTCGAGGCCAGGTCGGCCATTGCCTTCTCGCGTTCCAGCGCCATGCGGGCCGTTGCCTGCTGCTGCTCCAGCATCAGCTTGGCCTTGGCCTCCTCGGTCTTCGGGTCGGGCTGCTGGGCTTCGTTCTGGCCGGCGTCGCGGAATTTCTTCTTGATGTCGGCCGGGAGCGGCGACGTTTCGATCAAGACATCCATCACCGCGGCGGCCTTGCCGGGCGACAGCATCGGCGCCACCGCCGGCAATGCCTGCGAGATCGCGTCGTAGGTATCCTGCATCAACGTAATGCTGTCGGGGCCCTCGTCGAGAATGATATCGACATCCAACTCGCCCACCGCATTGCGCAACATTGGCGTCCCGGTAACAGGGTCGATCTGCACCACCTCGTTGATCTTGACGAATTGCGGCTGGCCTTCGGCGTCGGTGACCCTGATCCAACGCTCGTTGGTCCAGTACTTCTGTACCGAGTTGAACAGCGAGCGATAAACCCGCATTTTCCAGGCGCGCAGATTGAGCATGTAGGGGCCCAACTCGGCGATGCCGGCTTGCTGTAGCAGGGCAATGGCGCGGCCGGATGATCCGTTCGCCAGCCCAGCGCCACCGCCACCACCTGCCAGTGCAGGATTGGGTCCGAAATTCTCGATCTCCTGCGCTGCATCCCGCATGAATTCGAGTTGACCCATAACCGCGGCCTGCTTGGCCTGGTCGTCGAACCGCACATCGTCCAGCGATGTATTGACCAGCACAATGCCATCGGCGCGGGCCGCTTCGCGTCGCAGCGCCTCGACATTGCCGTCGGCCACCGCCGCCTTGGTGGCGATGATGCGGCGGTTGTTCAGTTCATGCAGGCCCTTCGATCGGCGTTGGTTCACCTCGTCCTGCGCGCTCTGCAGATTGCGCGGGAAGCCGTAGCGGTCGCCCTCATGGTCAACCTGCGCCGAGAACATCAGGTATTTGCAGAATTGCTTTTCGTACTCGTCCACGAACGGCGACGTACCCGCCATCAGTATCTTGGAGCCGGTAAACAGCGTCCAACGCCAGCCGCCTTTTGACTTGTACCAAACGTCAACAAGCCTGACTTGCTTGAAGTCGCCGTTGGCCTGGAACCACTTTGCATCCTTGTCGGAATTGCTCGTGAGCTCGCCGCTGCTGTCGCAGGCGGCCTTGATGTCGTCCTCCATGCCCGGCAGCAACTCGATCAGTTGTTCCTCGTCCACGTACTTGCCGATGCCCATGTAGCGGGCATCGGAAAAGTCGTGCTTGAACGAGCGCGGGTCATAAAAAAACCCGTCGTTATCGACGGGTGAGAACATCACATCATAGTCGGGCTGCTGTGGTGGCGGCTGGCCTTGCTGCGGCTGCGTCTGCTCAGTGGCCGGCATGGCCTTGAGATCAAGCTCGATGCCAGCAAGGCCGTCGATCGCCGCCGCTTCCGCAATGATCGGGCCGACCTCGTTCCACTTGTTGCGGTCCATGATGAAGCGCAGCACCGCGGTCGCCAGGTCGGCGCCCTGCTGATGCTGCGGTGTGCGCGGGTATGCTTTCGGGTCTTGCTTGAGCCGTTCCACCAACCCGACGATGCCGTCGATCTTGCGGCCGATCTTGTTGTACGTGACGACCGGTTGGCGTCGATCGTTGAAGGTCTTGATCTGGTCCGATGTCCATTGCGAGCCGTGGCGATAGCGCCGCGCGTTCTGCTGCTCCTGAATTTCCAGCGTCTTGTTGTCGAGGTAGGTGGTGTAGGCCTGGAT